ATGAATATTTTGGAAGTGAAAAATTTAACAAAAATATATGGAAAAGGAAATACACTGGTAAAAGCGCTGGATGACGTTTCTTTTGAAGTAGAACAGGGAGAATTTGTCGCAATCATTGGGCCTTCCGGTTCCGGAAAATCCACTCTATTGCATATTCTTGGCGGCGTGGATGTACCGACAAGCGGTCAGGTGATCGTAGACCAGACCGATATTTCTACATTGGATGAAACCGCATTGGCGATCTTTCGCCGTCGTCAGATCGGACTGATCTATCAGTTCTATAATTTGATCCCCATTTTGACAGTAGAAGAAAATCTTACGCTGCCGCTTTTACTTGATGGAAATAAGCCGGATCCGCGACTGCTTACGGATCTGGTAGAGCGACTTGGGCTGGAAGAACGTTTAAAACATCTTCCGAATCAGTTATCCGGCGGACAGCAGCAGAGAGTTTCCATCGGGCGCGCTTTGATGAACAATCCGGCATTACTTTTGGCGGATGAGCCAACGGGTAGTGTCACATTAGTACAACACTACCCAAAAACAACACCCGTGATATTCTGGTCATTATCAATTCTAATTTCTTTAATGACAGAACGCCAAAGCGTGCGTTTTTCTTCACGGGTCAAATTCTCATAAATTGTTTTGAAATCATTATCAAGGAGCCTGCGGACGGCTGCGAAGTCTGGCGGCGGTTCAATGCTGGGTTCCGGTATCTGTTTAAGTGCAGCAGTATATATTTGATAGTCCCTTTTGTAGTCCTCAATGTCTATTAAGTCATTCACATATAATTCTTTTAACTTGGTCAGCTTCCGTTTCAGTGCTGCTTTATCAGTGCGGGCAACGGACGCTTTCTTTTTGGCTGCGGCAACTTCCCATTCCAGCTGGCAGCGTTCCAGTTCCTCTGCCAGATGTTCAAACAGCCACTTTTCCACGACGTCTTCACGGGCTGAATGATTATGAGAGCAGCGCCCACGCTGGAAATGCTGGTTGCAGCGGTAATAATAATAATCACTTGACTTGTACCCGACCAGTTTATGCCCACATTCAGCGCAAGTCAGAATGGAAGTGAAAATATATACCTTGCCAGACGGAACAGAACGTGCGTTGCGTTCCAGAAGCGCTTGCACACGGTCAAACTGCTGCTTGCTGATGATTGCCGGGCAGAAATGGTCATTGAACCTGCCGCCCCGGTCATACACCCCAGTATACAGCTTTTCTTTCAGCATACGCCGGAAAGTGGCGTCACACCAGTTCACGCCGTAGGTTTCCCGGATATAGCGGACAGTAGCACGCTGAGAAATCGAAGTTTCAAAGTAGTTGAAAGCGTCTTGCACAATGGCTGCGTCTTCTGGCACAACTTCCAGCCGCTTTTCCTCATTAACACGGAAGCCAAAGGGAGCAGAGCCGGAAACAACGGTGCCGTGGGCAATCTTACTGTCAAATACAACGTCTATTCGTTCCCCGTCAATGTCCGCTTCATTCTGGGCAATGGACAGCTTCACGTTAATATACAGACGCCCGTTTGCGGTTGTGGTGTCATATTCTTCATCAGTGGTTTTCCAGTCGCAGTTGTGCGCTTCCAGAACTTCCATGATTTTATAATAATCTGCCACGGAACGAAACCAGCGGTCAAGGCGGCAGAAAAGCAGAATATCCACTTCATCACGCTTCACACTGTCCATCATGCGTTGAAAGTCGGTTCTTTTATGAATGTTCTTTCTGGCGGTCTTGGCAGCGTCAATGTAAATTCCAACAATGACCCAGCCACGTTCCCTTGCGTATGCTTCCAGTCGTTCTTGCTGGGCTTCCAGTGACAGACCTTTTATTTTCTGTTCTTCCCCGGAAACCCTTATATATAAAGCAACCCGGACAAGTTCCGGGCTTAAATCAATCTTTTTCACTATTGTATCACCTGCATTTCCTTTCATTTCCCGCCTGCTGGTGATATAATCAAAATTGCAGACGGTATTGTTGTATCTGGTATGACATATCTTTGCACGCCCGGAAGTGTTCCCAGCACGACCGGGGCATTTTGTTTTATTAGTCTTTCAGAATGTCGTCTGTAAAGGCTGTTATTTTCTGACTTACAAAAGAAGAATAGTTTTCTAAATCCTGTTTAGGGTTATCACCTTGCAGCATGACAAATTCAGATAAAGCAACAATCTGATTTTGTACGTCAATCAAGGCTTGACCGTAGTATGAAACGTCTGGACCGAAGCCAACGGAAGAAACCTGCTCATAATGCCACGCAGCACGCTTCTTTAAATCCACCAGAACAGGAACGGACGCTTTTTGCAGCTGGGAAACGGTCTTTGCGTCGGAGTGTACCAGCTGCCCCCAGCGTGTCAGCTGTTCTTTCGTGATGTATCGTGGGTCTTCCGGGTGTCGCTTTATGTGTATAAAGCTATACAGACAGAAGATACCGAACAGGGCGGCAACAACTGAAAAAATAACATGAGAAGAAGCAAAGAGGAACACGGCACCAGCCAGAGCAACGACGCCAAACACAACAAAGCTGGCGTCTGGTCTTTCCTGCAAAACTGCCGTGGTCTTTGGCGGCTTCTCTTTTGGCTGCGCAGCTGCTTTCTGAACTTTAGCAGGAGCAGGAGCGGCAGCAGGAGAGGAAGCAGAGGAACTGGCGGCGGCAGCAGTGGAAGAAACACGGCTGCTGACTGTCTTTTTCTTTTTGCTTTTCAAATTCTCGGTCTTAACGTAAGAAACACCAGTGCCGGGAACCCCTATGCTGGTTGTGACCCTGCCGCTGCTGTTTATACTTTTACGATACCCCTTGACGCCTGCACTTATACCAACGCTTTTCTTGCTGATGTTAAGACGGACGCCGGGGGCAATTTTCACGCTTTTTCTGAAACGTAAACCCATATAAAACCACCTTTCTTGCGAATATCCACAAAAACATAGAAATTATAATAGTGAGTGCGCCCAGCCTTGCCACGCTGGAAAGGTGGTCACACATGATAAAAAAATATATATACTGGTATGATTGCAGAGTGTACGCAATCTATTACAGCAGCATAAACACTATTTATTATAATTTAGATTTCAATGGAGCAACGCAACTTATAATTTGTAAATAGCGGGGGACGCTGGGTGCGTTATCACCCGGCGTCTGTCCCGGAAACACTGCCAGTGTCAACGGGCGGGCACTGGGCTTCTAAATCTTCTGGATTGTCTGGAACTAACAATGCAGGGTCCGCAGTAACAGCAGCAACAAGCCTGCGTTTGAAAAATTCCACGGCAGTTCTTCTAATTTCTGGGTCAAGTTCAAAGTACGTCTTTATGATTTCCAATTCAAGACCCGTGGCACCTTTAGACTTCACGAAGTCGTCAAGGCTGAATGTGTCCGGCTGTATATACATTTCACCAGAACCAGTGCGCAACCATTCTTCATTCACATTATAAAGAAGACAGATTGCCTTGATTGTCTGGTCAGTGACGGTTGAGCCGTCCCGTTCCATGTAGCTGACGCCAGTTTGCTTCATTCCCAGACTTACTGCAAATTCAGTCTGGCTGATGTGCAAAACATCTTTTCTAAAATGCTTCACACGTTCATTGATAGTCATTTGACTTCACCGCCTTTCTTTTATGTTTAAAGAATAGCAGTAACCGCTAAAAAAGTCAATATTAAAAACGGAAAAAGGGTTGACAAATAGCAGTAACCGCTATAATATATAGTTAAACAAGCAGTAACCGCTACAACAGAAGCGTTTACCGCTTGCGAAACCACACAGCATGAAAGGAGGAACAGACCATGACAGAAGTTAAAAACATGGAAACCATGATTGCAACTGAAAACCAGCAGGAAGCAACAGAGGTCATGGCTTTTCTGGGGGAACTTGAACCGCAGGAAAAGAAAGACTTTCTGGTGTTCATGCAGGGCATAAGATTTGCAAAGGGCATGGCACAGAAAATTGCGCCGCAGTCCGTATAAAGGAGGGCGCAGGAATGGAAGTACAAGGAACATTCAATGCCCAGCGCTTTTTTGAAACGCTGGCGCTGATTATATCCCAGCGGGAGGGCGTGAAAGTCACCGTGACAGTGACACAGCCAGAGCCGGAGAAGAAAGAAAAGCAGTCAGCGTGAGCGCCGGGCAGCAGCAGAAACAAAGGTTTTTCAAAAGTCAATAGCAGTGAATAGCAGCAAGGCTGTTCAAATAAAAATCATACCAGATACAAGGAGGAAAGCCACAAAATGAAAGAATTTGTGAAGAAAAAAGCAGTCATTGTCATGGACAGTGCAGGACTGCCAAACTACATGACCATGTTTTATATGGAGCCGGGGACCTATGAGCCGGAGGACGTGCCGGAACTGTTCAAAATCAGAAACAAGATTGTTCCTGCGGTTCTGGTGTCGCAGTTCACCAACACCATGATTAAGGGCGTCCCGGCGTCCTTACCTTACCAGCAGCCAAAACACACTATCAGTTATGATGAAGCGGCGGCAGCCTGCGGAAGAAAAGGCAAGGGCTGGCACCTTATGACAAATACAGAGTTTGTCTATCTACTGCATGAAGCAGAGGAACTGGGGTACACAATCGGCGGTAATACAAACTACGGCAGCAACTCAAAGAATGAGCAGGAAAGCGGCGTGAGATACGACAGCGCCGGACGCACGCTGACCGGGTGCGACCCCCTCACATGGTCCCATGACGGAACAGAAGACGGCGTGTTTGGTCTTTGCGGTAATTTCTGGGAATGGGTCACGGGCTTGCGTCTGCACAAAGGCGTTGTGGAATACACGCCGAACAACGACGCAGCAGTTGAGGGCTACACAGAGAAGCCAGACTGGACCGTTGCAGAGGTGAACGGCAGACCGTTGAAGCTGTACGGCAACAGTGCTGGTGATGTGGTAATGTCCGTTGCGGAAGAAATCGAAGAAAACTGGGAGGGCTGCCACATGGCAGACTTGCAGCTGGAAGAACTGGACGAAGTGCCGGAAATTGCGTACAAGCTGGGAATTGTACCGCATGACTGGAAGCATGAAACAGCTGGACTTTGGGCAGACAGCGAGCTTGAAGAAGCCGTGCCTATCCGGGGTTCGAGTTTCTTCTACACTTCCTACGGTGGTGCTGGTGCGCTGAGCTTGGACTACGCCCGTTCTCACGTCGGCAACGATGTGTCCTTGCGTTCCGCTTTGTTTTTGGAAAGCTGGGAACTGGTAACTGATTTACTGAAAGCGAGTGCGGCAGCACACGCAGGAGGGCAGGAAGAATGAGTTTAGATAACTTTCCTTATGTAGCCGGACAGCCAGCGGAGATTTACCACAACGGAAAATGGCACCGTGGCAAGATTTATCCGGGGTACAGATTTCAAGACGGAATAGTGACAGTCCAGACGGAAGACGGGAAGAAAATCTGGTGCGGTGAGAGCCGCAAAGAGTTGTACAGAGCGTTATAAAAAGGCAACGCAAAAAGCCTTTGAAGATGTGCCGCAAACACAAAATCAAAGGCTTTTCAAAAGTCAATATGTTAATAATTCAATACACGTTTATTATACCATATTGGCGGTTACAAGTCAAACATTTTAGGGCTGAAAAGTCCTTGAAAATAGCGGGTTTTATCCCTGCTAAACGGGCTTGTATGGGGTATTAACATTCCTACGAAATATATAAATTTATATATACGCTGTATGGATAATAAACAGGATTGATGGAGGATAGAACCACCGCACTTCTGGTGTACCCTTATACGCTGAAAAAGGTATCAGACAGAAAAGGAAGTGCAGTGGTGTTTATCAGAGAGAAGAAGACAGACTGTGCCAATTATAGAGAAGTGGACATAATACCACGAACAGAAGCAGCAGAGCAGGCAACCAGAGGGAAGAGGGGCAGAAAGAGAAAGAGCAACGCCCCAAAGCAAAAAGACCTTAACGACAAGAACGCCAAACGGTATCTGGTGCAGCTGGGAAATGGCAACTTCCATATAGGGGACCTGCACACGTCATGCACCTATGACGCAGAGAACCTGCCGGAAACAGTCGAAGAAGCAGAAAAGATAGTGACGAACTACCTGCGCCGCATAGCGTACCGCAGAAATAAACTGGGGCTTGAACCCCTTAAATACATACTGGTAACAGAATACAAATACAGCAAGGACGGGCAGTGCCTAAAGCGTATACATCACCACATCATTATGAATGGTGGACTTGACCGTGACGACGTGGAACTAATGTGGACAAAAGACCGTATCAACTGGAAGAAGACCAGTGACCCGGAATACAGAGCCAGTATAAAGCAGCTGGGCTGGGTAAATGCAGACCGCCTGCAAATGAATGAAAACGGCATAGAGGGTCTTTGCAAATACATTGTCAAGGACCCGCAAGGCAAGAAACGCTATTCCAGCAGCAGGAACCTTGACCGCCCGGAAGTAACCAGAGAGGACGGAGGGGAGAAGCAGCAGCGTGACCAGAACCACTGGAAGTACAGCCGAAATCTGACGGCACCGGAAGAAAAGTGCAATGATTTTAAATACAGCAAACGCAAAGTGGAACAGCTGGCAAAGTCACCAGACGGAGGGCTGGAAGAGTTCAGAAAGATATACAGCAATTACAACATTGTATCTTGCGAACCCGTCTACTATGAGCAGACAGGGTGGCATATCTACTTGAAAATGTGGAAAAAGGAAAAGCCAAAAGGTAGAACAGGAGGAAAGAAGCGTGAGAGGAAGAACACCGCAGATACGCCGCATATTAAGGCGAAAGAGGATAAAAAGGGCAATTAAGGCATACGGCAATTACATTGCAGCAGGACTGCTGGCAGTGGTTGTGATTGTGTTTACAGTAGAGACAGCAGTAAAGCCAGCTGCAAACAGCCTGCCGGAAAATACCAAAGAACCGGAACCGACACCGCCGACCACGGAAGCAGTGCAGCAGGAGCCGTACCCGTTCAACCTTATGTCACTTGACTGGTCCGGTGAGGAATTAGAGGGCTGGACAAGATATGAAGTGCCGGAGGACTACGCAGACCACGGCGGGTACTTCCCGGAATGTATGCAGCAATTCACATACATAATTTGCAAGCAGAACGGCGTTGACTATGCACTGGTACTGGCAATCATTGAAACAGAAAGCGGGTACAGATGGGACGCAACCAGCAGTGAGGGTTCAACAGGATATATGCAGGTATTGGCAAAATGGCATGAAGAACGTATGCACAGACTGAATGTGGACAATGTGGAAAACCCTTATTTTAACATCATGGTTGGTGTAGATTATCTGGCAGAATTGCAAGAGAGGTTCGGCACGGAAGCAGAAGTGCTGACAGCCTACAACTACGGCGTGACGGGTGCATATCAGCACGTATGGAACAAAGGATTGACAGACACAGAGTATTCAAGAGAAGTGCAGCAGGCGAAAGAAAGAATTGAAAGAAGAATGAGGGGTGAATGGTGATGGAAAATGAAATCAGACTGGGCGACATTATGGACAAACTGACGCCCAGTGACAGAGTGGTGATATATAACGCAGCCAGACAGGTTGTATACCGTGGATATGCCGCAAACGCAGTGCATGGAACATTGAACCCGCAGCGACGCATTAAGAAAATGGGGCTTGGCATGGAAACATACAGAGCCACGGAACAAATGTGGGACTGGGAGAAAACAGACAGCCTGCCGGAGCAGGTGCCAGTTGAACAATTCACACAATACCGGGTGGAAGACCTGCAACACATTCTGTATATCAGAATTGAACTAAAGAGCGAGTTTGAGAGGTAAAGAACATGGAAGAAGCAGAAAAAATGCCAGTGGTCATATTATCACTACACCAGAAGTGGTGGAAGAAGATGGCAGCAGGCGAAAAGGTTCTGGAACTGCGGAAGACAAAGCCACAATGCAAAGCGCCGTTCCGGGTGCTGGTATACGTCACGGGCGGCGTGGGAATAGTTGGTGAATTTATCTGCCCGGAAGTTCTGGAAATCAAGAACTTTGAAGAAGCAGAGAGAAAAAGCAAGGTTCCTGCACATGATATTCACAATTATGCAGCAGGGAGCAGGAACAAGGTGTATGGCTGGGAAGTTTCCACGGTCAGAGAGTATGAAAAGCCACTGACGCTTGAAACACTGGGAATAAAACGGGCGCCGCAGTCGTGGCAGTATGTGAGGTAAAAGACATGGACCAGATACAACGTGACAAGATAGCTGCAAAGCTAAAGAAAATAAAAGCCCTTGCAGAACGTGGCGTGGGCGGTGAAAAAGAAACCGCAATGCGAATGTATGAGGACTTAAAAGCCAGATATGAACTGGAAGACGAAGAAATAATGCTGGACGCAGTGACGCTTCATTGGTTCGGATATGCAGACGAATTGGAAGAAAGGGTGCTGCGCTGGATTTTCTACAAGGTGACGGGTGACGCAAGTTACCACATATACACTGGAAAATACAGCCGCAGGAAGAAGCGTGGTTGTGACTGCACAGAGATTGAAGCGGCAGAAATAACACTGCTTTACAATTTCTACAAAGAGGAATTGAAAAGAGAACTGGAAGCGTTCTTGGTGGCGTTTAGGTGCGGAAACGACCTATACCCAGACGAAACGGCACGCTGCTATAAAGAAAATGACGTAGAAGCGCCGGAGAGGACAGACGAAGAAAAGCGAATGTTGAAAAAGGCTGCGTGGTATTCAAATTTTATGGACAAGAGAAAACCGCCAACGGCACTGATAGGAGAACCGGAGGAAGAAGACTGATGGAAGATAGACAGAAAATTATTGAAAAGTTGGTGAAAATAAAAGCACTGGCAGAACGTGGCATAGGCGGTGAACAGCAGACGGCGCAGGTGATGTACGCCACGTTGAAAGAAAAATACAAAGTAACAGACGCAGAGATTGAAAAAGCAGCAGCAGTCCCGGTGGACATTTCAGAAATTGACTTGAAGAAATTCTGGGGCATAGCTTTTCAACTGGCAGCAGTCGCAAAGACGTTGCAGGAAGAAACGGACATTTGCACCGCCTGCCCGTACACATACACGGACGAACAATGCACGGGCTGCGGCACGTACTGGAATATGCGGGACTTGCGGCTTGATTTTGAAGCAATACAGCAAAGATTGATAAAGGCGGCAACGGAGGGATAAAGCATGGCAGCAAGGAAAGCAAGAAAACCAAAGCACCAGAAAAGCGAATACCCAACATTGCCGGGACAACTGGGGTATCTTAACAGCTATTATTGCCCGGTATGCGGAAAGCATTTGTTTTCAGCATACGACAAGGACATGAAGAAAGACCGGGAAGACGGTTATTACTTCCATGTGTCAAATGACTTCAACTATTGCAGCAAATGCGGGCAGTTGCTTGACCTTGACGAATGGAAGAGAAAAGAAGAACCGCCGGAAGCAGCAGAAGAATTGAAATTTGATGATTGAGAGGTGCGGGTATGGCAGCAGCCAAAAGAAAAACAATTCCAAAGGCTGTACGGCAGCAGGTGTATGACAGCTTGAACGGTCACTGCGGGTATTGCGGTTGCAAAATCACATACAAGGAAATGCAGGTGGACCACATAGAAGCAGTATACCTGCATGAAGAGGAATTGAACGCAGGACAGGCGCAGGAGATAAACAGCATTGAAAATTATATGCCAGCTTGCAGAATGTGTAATTTTTATAAGTCAACCATGAGCGTTGAGAGTTTCAGAAAACAGTTGGAAACATTACCGGAACGGTTGGACAAGATTTTTATATACAGACTGGCGAAAAAGTACGGAATTGTAAAAGAAAAATGCGAGAACGTAAAGTTTTACTTTGAAGAAGTGAAGAACGGAGGTGACGGCGGGTGAGTGATTTACTGTATGTGTGCAGCCCATACCGGGGCGACACAAAGCGCAACAAGGAATATGCACGGAAGTTGACAAGGGCAGCCATAAACAATGGCTTTGTCCCGGTCACGGTGCATTTATACTTGACGGAAGTTACAGACGACCAGAACCCGGAAGAAAGAAGCCGGGGCATGGCAGCGGGAATGAAGATACTTGAAAACTGCAAATACATTCTGATTGGCAACAAATACGGCGTATCAGACGGAATGAAAGCAGAAATGACACTGGCGGCGCTGAAAGGAAAAGTCATGCTGTATGAGCAGGACGGCAAAATATATCTGGTGGACAGCCGGGAAGAAACCACAGGAGGACAAGACAATGAGTAGAGCATATTACAGAAAGCGCAGTGAAGCCACAGAGCAGGAAAGAGTTATAAACTGGGCGACGTTCTACGCAAAGGACTTCCCAGAACTGGACTTGCTGCACCATATCCCAAACGGCGGCAGCAGGAACCAGCTTGAAGCGGCGAACCTTAAACGGCAGGGAGTAAAAGCAGGCGTGCCGGATTTGTGCTTGCCAGTAGCCAGAAACGGAAAACACGGGCTTTATGTTGAAATGAAGTGGAGAAAGAACAAAACAACAGACAAGCAGGACTGGTGGCTGGAACAGCTGCGGCAGCAGGGATATGAAACGGCGGTTTGCTGGTCCGCAGAAGAAGCAATGGACACAATAGCAGGTTATCTGGGAGTTATGGAGCAGACGGGAAGAAAGGTGGAATTGTAATGGGTTACATGGACCACACATTAAAAAAGACGGTGCCATATTACAGCACCATGAAGCGTGCTGGGGCATTTAAGCAGCAGGAGCCACGGAAACGGCAAAAAAGAACGACACTGACAGAATACAGCCAGAACGGACAGAAAGCAATATTGAAACCGCACGTCACAGTCAATCAAGCCGCAAAGAAGCTGTATGACTATGAACAAACCGGATTGTCACCACATGAGGTTGCAAACCTTGTTGAGCAGGTGCAGAACTTGACAAGGCGTGTGAAGAAATACGAAAGCTGGGAAGAATGAACGGCGTTGACCGCTGCTTGATATGCGGTGAAGTTATCCCAGAGGGTTCGCAGGTCTGCACCGCCTGCCGCAATAAATACGACATTGTGACCGGGGAAACAGAAGAAATGGCACAAGAACTGCGGGACATAGCAGACGTACTGAAAATCACAGAGGGCACAGACACAAACATTAGAAAGTCAATGGAAAGCATATTGAGGATTGCAGACAGACTGGAAAGGACAAGCAATGGCAAGAAAAGAAGATAAACAGCCACAGTATTTGCCGTTAGTGGTAAAAGCAAGATTACATACGGGCGGCAGGGACTATGAGAAAATCAAAGAGGAATTAAAGGGGCAGGGCTTCACCTGCAAGCAAATGAAAGGCATGGTGCGTGAGGGTAACTACTTTGACGGAATAGTGTTGTATTTGTCAAAGTGGAACTGGGACAACCACGAAAGCTGGCACCTTTACAACTGGGACGACAAGGACGACAAAGAAGTTATGCTGGGCATATATGAAGCCGAACAGTACCACCCACAGGCGCCGTATAGATACAGAGATAATTTTGAGAAGTTCCAGAAAGACTGGATAAGCGGAGAGTATGACCCCGGTATGACATTCACTTTCAAGGACAGTGAAGTTGAAGTGCTGGAAGTCCTGCAAGAAGAGGTGGACAACATAGACCACGAAGCAGTCAAAAGGCAGGTGGCAGCAGCAGAAGACGCCCAGTACCAGAAGAGAAGAAAACAGCGCCAGCGACGCAAGCAGGCAAGCAAGGGCAGCAGATACCATAGAAAGTTCTTTTGATGGAGGAATAAAGATGGCGAAAAAGAAGCGGAAGTATTACAGCGGAAAAGAATTACTATACCGCCGACAGTTGGAACGGCAGCAGGCAGAGGAAGAAGAAAAGACAAATAATATCAGAGTACGCCAGCTGCACCAGATAAACGCAAGCAGCCGGGCTATTGGCTGGGCAAAACAGAAAATGAGGGAGGGAAAGAACAATGATTGCATTTCTGATTGAGGTTGTAAAAGCACTGGTAACATTCTTTGCGGTCTGTGTGGGGCTGGGTATTTTATATCTGGTCTTTGTAGTGGTCAGAGAAGTTGGCTGGGAGGTAAGAAGACAGAACAGAGAGAAGCACGAACAGGAGGACAAAGAGGAATGAAAGCAGAATTTTTCAAAGCGGTGTGTCCGTTAGAAATTGGGGACACAGTAGCAATCAAGGCAACAAAGGACGGAGAAACGAAAGAAGCGCTTTATTTGCCACAGGGCTGCACGGTGATTACAACGGCAGCAGTTGCACTGCATAAGGTTACAGACATTGCGACGCTTCACTATCTGAAAAAAGGTGAAACACAGTTCTTGTATGAACTGGACGGCTGCGGGAAGTATGAACCGTTGACCGTGAAAGTTCCGGTCAGAGAATTTGCAGACGAACTGAAACGCCGTGGCAGATAATAACAAATACTTACGGAAGTATACAAAATATACAAATATACTTCCGTAAGATTGTGCAGAATGTCAATAGATTTTATACTTCCGTAAGTATATAATAAAGACAGTTAAAGAAGTAAAGCAAACGGAGGTAACGAACATGACAGAGAACAGAGAAAAAGCAATCAAAAGAACAAAGAACCTTGCATATTGGTTCATGGGCGAAATGCTGAAAGAGGAAGAAAGAGGAGAGAAAGAAAAAGAAGCATTTGAAAAAGCAAAAGAAGCCGGGGAACTGGTGGCGATGATAAGCACAGCAGAGAACAATGCAAGAGTTATGAAAAGCTGCATGAAAGAAGCAAGAGAAGCAGCAGAATTTTTGAGAGATGAAAAGAACGACGTTGAAGAATGGCAGCTTGCAGGAATTAACGCAATGTTCGACCAGTGCAACAAAGAAAACATGGTGCCATACGATATGCCAACAGCAATAAAAGGGCTTTTATGTATGCAGTACCAATAAGCATACAAGCACGGGTGGCGCAATGGATAGCGCAGCAGCCACCGAAGCTGCCGGGTGCGGGTTCAAGTCCCGCCCCGTGCATTACTGGGAAGCAACTATAAATTCATACCAGATACAAGGAGGAATACCACATGAAAACATTATCAATTATCAATCTCAAAGGGGGAGTGGCAAAGACCATTTCCAGCGTAAATATGGCACACATTCTGGCAGCAGTCAAAGGCTGCAAAGTCTTATTGATTGACAATGACAAGCAGGGCAACGCAAGTAAGATTATGAACCGCCACAGCTATGACCATAAGGGCACGGCAGAGGTAATGACACAGCGGGGCATTGACCCGGCAGAGGTTATCCAGCACACGGACTTTGAGGGCTTAGACATTATCACAGCGAACATGAATTTGCTTACAGCCAACCTTGAAGTAATGCTGGACCAGTCAAGACCGCAACAGACACGCTTCAAAAAGTTTCTGGACGGCTTACAGAATGAATATGACTACTGCATTATTGACAACGCCCCAGACATTAACATTTCAACCATAAATGCGCTGGTAGCTTCACAAGACGTCATGGTGCCTATAACCATTGATGATTTTGCAATAGATGGGCTGGCAGAACTGAAAGAACAGATTGACAACACCCGTGAGGACTTAAACCCACAGTTGCGCTTCTGCGGCTGCTTTGTCACACAGTACGACAGAACCAATGAAGCAGACACACAGGGAGAAGAGTTCTTGAAGACGCTTGAATATCCGGTGTTTGAAACACATATCAGAAAGACACCAAAAATGAAGCCCAGCACATTTGAAAGATTACCAATCATTTTATATTCCCCACGCTGCGGCGCAAGTGCCGACTATAAAGCGTTAGTGGAAGAATGGTTGAGAATGTGACCAATTCGGACACGTTAGGAGGAAAAAGACAATGGCAGGAGCAGCAAAGAAATTCAACTTGACAGAGTTATTAAACCAGCGGTCAAAGGAAGCTGGGGAGCAGCAGAAAACAGAACAGCAGCAGGCAGCAGCAGGCGCAGAGGTTGTCACGTCCGAAGAGGGCGTGAGCAGCACAGCTGATATTTACGACCTTATACCGTCAAAAGGTAATTTTTACAGCGTAGAAGACGTGCAGGACTTAAAACAGTCTATTGAACTTCTGGGAGTGCTGCAACCGCTTCTGGTGACTGATGAAGAGGAAGACGGCAAGCGCCGTATCATTGCAGGACACAGAAGACGGCTGGCGGTCATGCAGCTTGTGGACGAGGGAAAAGAACGTTTCAGACGGGTTCCAATCTTAATCAAGCCGAAGAAAAACGCCATACTGGACAGATTGGCACTGATTATGGCAAACCGTTTCAGAGAGAAAACAGACTGGGAAAGAATGACAGAAGCGCTGGAAACAGAAAAACTGGTGCTGGAATTAAAAGAAAGCATGAACATTCCGGGCAGGACCCGTGACTTATTAGCGGAAATTATAGAAACGTCCCCGGCACAGGTTGGAAGATATAAGGCAATTTATAACAATATCATTCCAGAACTGATGGCAGAATTTAAGGCAAACAGAATTGTTGTATCTGTCATTTATGAAGCGTCCGGGCTGCCGGAAGATTACCAGAAGCAGGCGGCAGAGGTATTCCGGGAAAATGAAGTGCTGACGTTATCAGACATTAAGCAGTTAAAGAAGAACTGGGAAGCGTCGCAGCAGATACCGGGGCAGATGGACATTAGCCAGATGGAAGAGAAGCAGGAAGCCGCAGGAGCGGGAGAAAGCACCGCAGGCAATGAAACAGACCAGCAGCAGGAAGAAACAGCCACAGAGGGAGCAGGAGAAACCACAGAGGGCACAGAAGACGCAGCCGGGCAGCAGTCAGAATACATTGACCCGCAACCGGAACAGATAACATCACTTTGTTACAGCTGCACACATTATGAGGATTGCCACGACAAGACAGCAACCGTGACCAGCTGCAACGCCTATGAGAACCGCAGAGAAGCGCAGAAGACGGACGAAGAGAGATACAACGAAGAGCAGGCAGCTATTGACCGGGAAACACAAAAGAAACTGCGTGAAATGCAGCAGGAAGAGAAAATGCAGCACTTGCCATCTGACGAAAGAAAAGAAAAAACAATCAGAGTATCACCGGACAAAATGAAAGCCGTTGCAATCGACCACACAAGACCATACGTGATTTTGAAAAATGATGATTACAGAGAGGGCGACACAGTGAAGCTGATTGAGTTTGCAGAGGGAAGAGCAACCGGAAACACGTCTGACATGAAAATTATCTGCATGGACGACGACACGACCAGCAGCGCACTTGAAGAGGGCTATTGTGTAATAGCGTTGCAGGAGGTGTAGACGTGGTACAGATTTTAGAACTATTTGGGGGAATTGGTTCCCCCAGATGTGCTTTGCGAAATTTGAACATTCCAACAAAAGCTATTGACTATGTGGAAATAGACGAAAACGCCGTAAGGTCATACAATGCAATGTTTGCGGAAGAATTAGAGTATAAAACACAATCAGTGGTGGGTTGGAACCTCAAACCAGATATTCTGATACATGGCAGCCCGTGTCAAGATATGAGCATTGCGGGACATCAAGGAAAAGCAACTGCGGAAGCAGGGAGGATAAACAGAGGAAAAGGGGCAGACAAAGGAAGCGGCACCCGGTCAAGTTTGATGTGGGAAACAATACACATTATTCAAAATATGGGCGAATGGAAGCCAAAATATGTTATCTGGGAAAACGTGAAAAATGTATTAAACGGCTACAACAAGAAGAACTTTGAACAATACATAGCAGAAATGGAAAAGCTGGGATATACAAGCAATTATCAAATATTAGACGCAAGGGACTTTGGATTGCCACAGGCACGGGAAAGAGTTTTCACGGTATCGGTGCTGAATGGTGAAAAGTTCGACTTTTCAGACTTAATCAGAACGCCAATGAAAGATATATCAGAATTTCTTCTGAACAACGACGAAGTGCCGCCAGTGTATGACGTGACGCAACCGAGTGTGTACAGTGTGATTGGAGAAAAAGGCATAAGAAGAGCAACAGTAATAAAAGATTTTGCATACACAATCACGACCAGACAGGACAGAACACCAGCACAGGTGATTGACTGCGGAAACGGGCGTTATAGATATTTAACAGAACGGGAGTGCTGGCGCCTGCAAGGATATACAGACAAGGACTATGAAAGAGCAAAAGCAGTCCAGAAGCGTTCTGGAAGATACAGAATGGCGCTATACAAGCAGGCTGGAAACAGCATTGCAGTTCCGATATTTGAAAGTATGTTCAGAAAGATAATTTTGCATGAAACAGCATAGGAGGTGCGGAAAATGCCAATAAACATGACAGATTATAGAATGATTATCAACGAAAGAGTATACAACGTATTGCAAATTATGATTGATTTTGCAGGACCGTTAGAAGAGGGGGAACCACCAAAGCCGAAGTTTATTGACGCAGTATACATTGACGAAGACGGAACAATAAAAACCATACGTGATGAAGCGTGGTGCTTTCAGTTTGTGAGAAGAAACGGAGGTGCAGCAGATGGAAAGACCAATAATAATGCTTAATACAGACAATATGCCCGTGTTTTGCCGAAACCAGTGCGCAAATACAAAATGCGCAAAGCACATTTCAAAAGCCTATGAGTGCGGCGGCTCATGTTCAATGCGGCTATTGAGAGGGGAACCGGAGTGCGCAGGCTACATATCACGGAGGAAGCACAAATGAAAGAAAATGTTTGCGTAGACTGCAAATATTATGAAAGCTGCGGAAAGCCGGAAAGATACATAAAGTGCATGGGGTACAAAGAGAAAGAGCGGAAGCAGGCAGCAGGAGAACACGCAGTTGACGTGCAAGACGGATAGCAGCCGGGCAAAACTGGCAAAACAAAGAATGGAGGAAAAGCAAATGGCGCAGGCAATGGAAAAAGGCAGGGTTATTGAATTGCTGGAATACTATAAAGACATAGACGGGGAGGTGAATATATACAGAAAGATTATAAGTGACTTAACGGACCAATACTACAACCCTATTGGCGCTATACAGTGCGACGGTCTACCAAAAGGAAAAAATAATATATCACGACAAACAGAAAATATGGCGCTTAATATTCCAGATTATGTCAGCGGCGAAATCAGAGAGTATGAAGCAAAGGCGCAGCAGTTACAAGCGCTAAAAGCACAGATTTTGCAAGAAGTTTCAAGACTGAAACTGAAAGAAAAGCGCATTATTTTTGATTTTTACATGCACAACCTCAAATGGGAACAAGTAGCGGTACGAAATTCATACAGTGAAAGACAGTGCAAAAATATCAGAGATACAGCAGTTGAAACACTTTCACAGAGGTTTGAAAAGAACCAGATTATTTCACAATTTCAGAGGATTGCATAAGCAATCATTGCCCGCCATTGCCTGCGTTTTACTGGTATAATTTAAGCCAGTGAAGCAGGCTTTAAGCCGTTATAAATTGCACGTTGGCAATAGTGGGCTTTGGGATTTTTTGAATTTACAAAGCCCATAATTTTTTATACTTCCGTAAACCGGAAGAGTTGGAAAGAATGAAAACGAACGAAAAGAGGTGAGAAGATGGGAAGACCACGGAACCCGGAACGGGACAAGTCAATGCAACGCTATCTGGACACAGACGGCAAGATTGAAACAGCAGAACTGGCAAAGCTGGCAGGGGTGCCAGAAGTAAGGATAAGAAAATGGAAGTCAGAAGACGGCTGGGACGAAGCCTTGAAAAAGAAGCCTAAAAAAAGGGGTGGACAAAAAGGCAATAAAAATGCTGCGGGGAAAACCCCGGCAAAAAAGGGGAACAAAAATGCCGTCACACACGGAGCCTTTGCACAGGCAGGCTATGAAGACATAGACCCAGCGCAGGCGGCAGCAATACAGAACATGGGCACACCGTCCGCACTGTCTCAAATGATGGAGGAATTGCAGGCATTGTACCTGCGCAAAGCCTATCTGGAAAGCCTATTGAAAGAGTATGAAAGCCCGGAAGCAGGCGGCTTTTACACAGATAAAATAGTACACATGATTGTACCAAAGAGCATGGAAGAAAGACAGCAGGAAGAGGACTGCGGCATGGAACACCAGCAGTGCGCAGACCCAGAGGGCAGCAAGAGTGAAACATATAAAACAGCCATGAAATCTGTCATTAAGTCCAGCCCATTTGAAAGAGCAATGAAA